CACCACATTCAATTCACCGAGTACGGACAAAAAGGCGCGCGGAGCCACACGAAGCTATTCCACGCCATCCTCGACGGCCTGGCGGACAAGGCCGCGGCGGCGGGCCTGTACCAGCCGGAGGCCGACGGTGAACTTCAGGCCCTTGCAGACGAAGCAAACAAGATCAGCTGCGAGATAGCCAGGCTGCAAAGGGAACTGGGCGCGGTGCTGCTCCGGCTCGGCGAAGCCTGCAAGAAGAAAGGGACGCGGTACGAGGACGTGCTGAAACGGAAGGCGCGGATATCGATTGAGACGTCAAGGAAGGTCAATAAGATATGGGCGGCAGACTTACCCTGCAGCATCGGCGCGGACAGCCAGGAAGCCATTGCCGGCGAGCGCGACGAAGAGAAGCGCCGGGCGATGATCCAGGCGGCCATGGCGGGCAAGAGCGTCGCGCAGGTCAAGCGCGCCGGTTCTCCGTCCGGCCCCACTTCGCAAGAGCGTGAGACGGACAATCTGCTATTGGAGAAAGCACGGATTGAGAAGACTATCGAATCGCTGCAGCGCCGCCTTCGGGAGGTGATGCAGCGGCTGAACAGCCCGGGAGGGCTGCGCGGCCCATGCGCGGCGGAGAAGGCATGGGGATCATAACGGAGGAATCAATGGCAGGCTTAAAAAACGATGAGTATGCCCACACAGATTGCCGATATGGCGCATCTGGCAGATGCGCACTGAAGCGTTCGCGAAAAACCAGGTGCAAAGACTATCGGCCCGCAAGTAAAAAATATATCGATGCTGAATTTTCGAGATCGAACGATGATGAAATCATCGTCCACAGCGCTTTGATATATGAATGCGCAAAGTGTGGAAAGCAGTGGCATATGTGGCTTGAATGCGGCGTTGGGGGTTCTGACGGCATTATGCCATGCCCGTTCATGATTGTTTGCCATTGCGGAGGCACGGCAAAACACATCGACTGGCATAAAGATATACATTTGCCGCATCCGCGGCTTGTGTCACTAAATGAATCCAATCTTAGCTATTTCAAACTTGACCGCGAGGGGTTAAAAAACAAAGTTCCGCAGGCGTGCGGCATACCGGTTGTAAATCCAGAAAGTTTTGATTTGCGAACCCCCCGCCCGTAGCGGCGGGGAAAAATAAACGGAGATGGGAGAAAGGGCATGGAAATGGAAACGGTTGCATTGGAAGAGATTGCCTGCGAGGGCAACCGGAAGTACACGAAGGACGAGGGCTTCGAGCAGCTGGTGGAGAGCATCCGGGAACACGGGATTATCGAGCCGCCGGTGGTGCGGCAAACGACGGAAGGCAACTACCGGGTAGTGGCCGGCCGGAGGCGCATCGAGGCGGCGCAACAATTGGATATCGAACGGATTGAGTGCAACGTGCTGGACTCAGACGACCCGCGGAGCGACGAGGAGATCGCGCTGAGCGAGAACGTGAACCGGCTGGACATGCACCCGCTGGACGAGGCGGCGCTGTTCGGCCGCATGGCCGCCCAGGGCGCACCTATCGAGGAGATAGCGCAGCGCTACGCCCGCAGCCCCTCGGCGATATACAAGCGGCTGCGGCTTTCCGGGCTGACCGAGGAACTGAAGGGGCTGTTCAGGGACGGGAAGCTGGGCATCGGCGGCGCGGCCGCGCTGGCAGAGCTGCCGGAGGAGGACCAGCGGGAATTTTTTGATAAATTCGAAAATTTCGTCGAGATACACAATGCGCACGTCATGGAGTTCATTGGGAAGAAGCGGCTGTACGAAATAAAGGACGGCATGAAGGGCTGCGACGGCTGCGCGAAGCGGACGCACAACCGGGACAACGATCTGTTCGAGGAGTTCAAGTACCTTAACGACGCATGCCTGGACGGGGACTGCTACCGGCTAAAGTGGCGCGGCATGATTGAAGCGGCGCTGGCGGAAGCGGCCAATGCGGCCGACAAGCCGACGGACAACAAAATACATTTTGCAAACGGAATCCCGGAACTGCTGTACAAGAAGGCGACCCACGTCGAGTTCTCTGCCGAAGGCCCGGAACCTGCCCGGTACGAGGTGCTGCGGGAGAAGGACTACGAATTCGATTGGGACACCAAACGGAAAAACGGCTGCTGCTGGATAGTAAGGGATGGAATCGGCAGCGCCCTGATAATCAGCCGCGCCGGGTACAAGCCCAAAGAGAAGGAAAAGCAGGAGGCAAAGGCCGACGCTTCGGAGGTTAAGCGGTACGGCATCGAGGCGCTGCAGGCGATAGCGGCGGATCGCGCGGACGCGTCGCCGGAGGACATTGCGCGGGAACTGGAAGCCAAAAAAGTCAGATCATACGATTTTACCGAAGTCATATCGGAAAAGATGTACGAGCGGGTCGTCGCCCGGAGGATCGAACTGGATCGGGAGATGAAAGACGCGCCGAGAGATTATTTTTCGATGTTCCTGCGGGCGTTGGATGAAGAATATTACGGGAGCGGCGAATTTATCGAGAAGGAATTCAGCACCCAGCAGAAGCGCTGGCTGTCCGAAATTGTCGGGGTTGATTCCCTGAAACAAATCCCCCTGTCGGAGAGCGCGCAGCGGCTGTTCCATTTCCTGCTGCTGTGCACGGGAGCCTTGAACGAAATGTGGCCGGACATCGATTATCTGAAGGGCATCGAGAAAAAGAAAAACCTGTTCTGGGAATACGCGGGGATGGACAAAGAAGCGTACAAGGCGCTGTACATCGAGGCGGCGAAGGCCGCGGCCGCCGCGTTGTTGCAGCCGACGGAGAAAAAAGGCGGAAAGAAAAAAAAGACTGCCGAAGCTGCCCAGGGCGACGTGCGCCGGTGCCGGGTGTGCGGATGCACGGACAATGACTGCCGCCAATGCGTGGAGAAGACTGGGGAGCCCTGCCACTGGATCGAGGAAGATCTGTGCAGCGCTTGCGCCGATGCCGGCGACGACGGCGAGGACAACTACCCGTTCGAGCCGGACGAGAGCGACCCTGACACGGACGCGGGCGATGCCTGATAAGCCGCGCACCCAGGCCGAATATAAGAAAGAGCGGACGGAACTGGAGAAGAAATTCCTAAGCTGCCTTTTGGCCGACAGCGAATTCGGAGACATCCGCCCGCTCGCCGCCGGGTACGCCGGCGTGGGCTGGCGGGACTTCCTGGACAGGCGCCACCAGGTCATCTGGCGGGCGATTGAAACGCTCGACCTGATGGGCGCGGAGGAGCGGAGGGACGAGCTGTTCGACGAGGTGATGGACTCGATGCGGCTTTCGTCCGAGCCGAAGAAGGGCGCGCCCATCGAGCCGGGCACGCCGGGCTGGGCGCAGTTCGAGGAGCGGCTGGCGGAGCGGTCGTCGGGGCGGGCCTGGCTGGAACGGCAGCTCGACGCCGCGGGCGCGCTTGCGGCGGCGGGGGGAAAGACGTACCTGCGGGAGCTGTTTGAAGAATACCCGGTGGCGCTGGCCGCCGGCACGTTTGCGAAGAAGCTGCAATTTGCGGAGGCGACATGAAGACCAAGAAAACGAAATATCCGTACATACCGCTGGGAAAAGCGCTCGCGCCCGAAAAGACCGACGAAGACCGGTTTGAAAAATGCAAACAATGCTGCTTGCGCGACAGTCTCTGCCGCCTGGTATGCTGCAGCGACGAGCGCAAAGACCGCAAGGAAGTGGTATTCAAATACGTCGACCTGCCGAAAAAGGATGCGAATTAGCCAATGGCAAAGGCGGCGGCTGGCGACAGCCATTACATAAAAACAGGGCAGAAGACCACGCGGTCCGGCGAGCGCGGGGATACGGAGGCGGGGCGGCTGGCGGCCTACATCATCGACCAGATACCGGAAGGCTACAACGTTTATGAAGATCACGACATTAACGAGGATCATCTGGCGAAGGCGATTGTGGAGACCTGCGGCCGGTACATACGCTGCTGCCCGCAAATCGGCTGGATGGTCTATTTTAACGACGAGGGCCGCTGGACTGAGGAATACGCGGAACCGGCAGTGCAGGAAGTGATCCGGCATTTTGGGAACCGCCTGCTGGAAGGAGCAAAGAAGACGCGTCCGGAGGAAGGGACGTTCGCCCGGCACATCCTTTCGGCCGGCGGCATCAGCGCGATAAAGCGGATACTGCGATTCGACACGGCGATTACGATTGAGCAGGATCGTTTCGATGCGGCCGGGGACTGGGTAAACTGCCGCGGAGACCTGTACAACCTGCGGACGGGCGATATGCGGCCTTCGCAGCCGGAAGACCTATTGACCCAGTCTACCATGTGCAAGGCAGTGCCGCTGAAGAAAGCATCTGAAAAAAATCTCGCCATCGGCAAGGCATGGGAAGCGCCAGAAACCCCAAGGCAGTTTTCAAACTTCCTGAAAAAGATAACGAGCAATGACGGCGCAGACCGCGAAGACCTCGCCCTGTACCTTATGTCGTATTTCGGGTACTGCCTGACAGGCGACAGCGGCGCGTCCTTCTTCGTCAACTTTCATGGGGAAGGGAACAACGGAAAATCGCAGCTCTTGATGCTGATGCTAAAACTATTCGGCAGCTACGGGATGGCGCTGCCGAAGGACATCGTGATAGAAAACAAGTTTGCGAGCCAGTTCAACCTTGCCGGGCTGCCGGGGAAACGGCTGGCGGTGCTGATAGACGCGCCTGACGGGCGGCTCAACATGGACGTGCTCAAGTCAATCGTATCGGGGGAAGAAATAAGCGCCCAGCGGAAATTCATGAGCGATATTAATTTCAGCCCGGTGTGCAAGATAGCGGTCGGAAGCAACCACAAACTGAAATTGAGCGACACGGGCATGGGCGTCCAGCGGCGGGTCCGCATGGTTCCGTTTGACTACAAAGTACCCGAAAACGAGATTATCGCGAACTTTTCCAAAAAGCTCTTAAAAGACGAGGGGCCGCTGATCCTTGCCTGGCTGATTTATTTCGCGCATGAATACTACCGGAACGGGGAAGGCCCCAAGGCGTTTCCGCCCTGCGCCGTGGTGGATGACGCGAGCAAGGAATACATGAAAAGCCAGGACCTGGTGGGCCGGTGGAAAGAAGAGCGGACAGAAGCCGCGGAAGGCAGCGCGGCCAGCGCCGACGATTTGTACGCCGATTTTAAGAAATGGGCGGGCGAAGAGAACATACACAAGGTAATGGCCAAGAACACGTTCGGCGAGCACCTGGCTGCGCACGTTAAAGAGAAGAAGCGCATCAATTCAAAATGGCACTATATCGGCATCAAGCTGAAGGGAGAGACCGGCTCATTGCCGGACGGCCGCGGCGGATAGGCGGCAAAGACAATCAGCGCAAGATTAAAAAATAAATTTTCTCACCCCCGCGAGTGCCGAACCTCCGCAGAGAGTCCGGCATTTCGCGTAAAACGGAGTAATTTTACGTGGAGAACATGCCACGCCGGCATGTATCCTCAGAAACAAAACGCAGAAAACGGGCCATTATGACCCAACAAAATGCCGGACTGCCGAACCAATGCCGAACCCCCGCAGCGGTTCGGCATAATGTAATTTGTTGCTACATAACGACTTGCAACTCAATATGCCGGACTGCCGAACATTTGTAAGAAAAGTATTTTTTATATAAAGAATACAGATACCTCCATAAAAAAAACTTTTCACGCGCATTGGTCCGGCAGTCCGGCATACTAAAAAAAAATTCGCAAAAAACGATTTCTTACTTGACAGGCGGCACTAGGCGCGTTATGTTTTTTTTGAAAACAGATAGGACTTGGACTACCCTATCACTGTGCCGCATCGTTGTTCGAATACGTGAAGGGTGGTCCATGAACCGAGACGACAGCCAGAAAGATTTATTCCCCGACGCGCCGATATGGTATGAGGGGCTGACCGGCCGCCGCCGGCTGTTCGTCGAATATTTCTGCACCGACAAAACCTGCTATCTGAACGCTACCGCGGCGTTTATCAAAGCCTACAGCAAAAATGACAAAGAACTTATTCCCACCGATACGTCCGTCCAGTCAAACTCTGCGCGCCTGATGCGCGACCCGAAAATAAAAACCGCGATAGCAAAACTACTCCGTGCCCGCCAGAACGAGCAGGACCATTTGAATGAATTCAAAATGCTGGAGCTGCTGCAGACACTCGCCTTTTACAATCCAGACGATATTGTGAGCAGATACGGCAGCCTAAAAAAAGACCTGGGCGAGCTGGGAGACCTGGCGCTGTGCGTTGCGGGAATAAAGCAGACCCGGAGTGGCATTGAAGTCAAACTGTACGACCGCACGAAAGCGATAGACATGCTCTCCCGATACCTTGAACTTATCCGCCCGCAGGACGGCATTGTCAACATCGACCCGCATATCTATATCGCCGGCAAGGATGTGGACGGCATGCGCCCCGCGGCTGCCGTGCCGACGGCTGAAGACGCCGAGTATGAGGTGGTGCAGGCATGAGCGTGCAGACGGCGGCAAAAACGATAGGTTTTGACAAGAGAAATAACAATAAAAAGAATGACAGTTATACGCTGTGGAAGCCACACTACAAGCAGGCCCTGGCGATGCGCTCAAGCGCGTTCGAGCTGCTGTTCGGCGGGGCGGCCGGCGGCGGCAAAAGCGACTTCCTGTTGGTTGACTGCTATGCCGGCGGGGTTAAGTACAAAAAGCACTGGCACGGGATTATATTCCGCCGCACGTACGACGAGCTGGAAGAGCTATTGCGGCGCGCATACGAACTGTATGTCCCGCTGCACGGGAAGCTGACCAACAAAGGCCGCGACTATGTATTTCCCACGGGCGCGGTGATTTCATTCCGGTATTTGGAACAAGACAAACACGTGCTGCGCTACCAGGGGCATCAGTTTACCTGGATTGGTTTTGACGAGCTGGGGAATTACCCCACAGACTTCGCCTGGCGGTACATGATAAGCCGCTGCCGGTCTGCCGCGGGCGTGCCCTGCTACATGCGCGCTTCGGCGAACCCCGGCGGCGTGGGGCATTCGTGGATCAAGATGCGCTTTATAGACGGCTTCGAGCCGTATAAAACCCACCGGACGGTCGAAGTAACTGAAAGCGGGACTATACCGATTACCCGCTGCTTCATCCCGTCACTACTGGAGGACAACCCAGCCCTGATGGAAAACGATCCCGATTACGCCAACCGGCTGAAACTTTTGCCGAAACACCAGTACCGCGCGCTGCGACTGGGCGACTGGGACATATTCGCCGGGCAGGTATTCGACGAGTGGCGCCGCAGCCTGCACGTGATTAAGCCGTTTGCCCTGCCGCAAGACGGATGGCGGCGGTTCTATGCGCTGGACTGGGGATACTCGAAGCCGTATGCGGTAGTAAAGATGGCGGTGAACGGCGACGGAAAAGTGATCCAGTACGGGGAGCTGTACGGCTGCCAGCGGGACGAGTTTAACGCGGGAGTAAAAGAAGGATCGCCGGAGGTAGCGGCGAAGGCCTGGGAGATGGCGGTGAACGAGGGGGTAACGGAACTGGTGGCGGACCCGGCCTGCTGGAACAAGCAAGACACGTTCCCCGCGCCGATAACGGCATTCCAGGAAGCGGGCTTTCGCTGCGTCAAGGCGAATAACGACCGCAAGGCGGGGCTGCAGCAGGTGCACAACTACCTGAAAGACAAGGACGAGAACGGTCTGCCGATGTACCAGGTGTCCGAAGTCTGCGGCAACACGATACGGACGCTGCCGGCGCTGGTGCCGAACCAGAACGATCAGGAGGACGTGGACTCCAGTTTGGAGGACCACCTGTACGACGCGGTGCGGTACGCCCTTATGAGCCGGTACGCGAGCCACCCGAAGCGCTACCTGCGGGGGCAGCAGGCGCATCGGCGGGCGGAGATTGCGCCGAAAGAATACAGCCCGCTGGACGACTGGAGCGCGAAGGCTCCGGCGGGCTGGTAAGGAGGATCCATGATACTCGGCAAGAATTTGTCGGACACGGAAAAGGCGGACAGGCTCTGCATCGAGCTGGAACGGCTGAAAACGGAGCGGGGCGCGTTCGAGGCGACCTGGCAGGAAGCGCAATCGCTGGTAGCCTCGACGGTGCTGTCGTTTCCGTCAAACGAGGGGGACTCCCATTCGGGCTTCGACGTGCCGGCGCGGATTACCAACCGCCCGGCGAACTATCACGAAACGCTGGTGTCGGGGATATGCGGGTACGCGGTGAACCCGAATATTACCTGGATGAAGCTGGGGCTGTCAGACCAGGAGGCAATGAAGGGCTACGGCGTCAAGGACTGGCTGGAGGAGGTGGAGCAGGCGGAGTACGAGGAATTCGACAACTCGAACATGTACACGGAACAAAAGGTGGTTATCGACCAGGCGACGATTTTCGGCTACGGGATCATGCTCATCGACGAGGACGAACTTAACCGGCAGGTCCGCTACCGGCAGATCGACGTGACCGAGGCGTACCTGGATACCAACGAGCACAACGAGTACGAGACGGTGTTCCGGCGGTTCTTTATGAGTACAGAGAACGCGGCGAGCCACTGGGGGCTGGAAGCGATGCACGAAGGCGTGCGCAGCGCATGGATCGCGGACGAAGCCAGCGGTGCGCAGAAGGCGCGGGAGCTGGAGCTGCTGCACGCGGTGTTCCGGCGGAAGGACGCGAAGGGCGGCTCGCAGCGCAGCGCGGACATGCCGTTCGCCAGCTTCTTTATCGACATTGCCAACAAGCACGTCATCGAGGAATCGGGGTACCGCAGCTTTCCCTACGCGATATTCGCCTGGGACCGCGTTGGGGGAAAGAAGTACCCGCTCAGCCCGGCGATTAAGGCCATGAACGACGTGCGGCTGCTGCACAAGAGCGAGGAGACGCGGCTGACCCTTGCGCAGATGGCCGCGAAGCAGCCGATCGCCATGCCGGAGTCAATGCGCAACGTGACCGAAGTGTTCGGGAAGGACGGGTATATCCGGCCGGGCGCGATCATCTACTACGACCACGAAGCGGGCGACCAGGTTCCCGGCGGGATCAACATGGGCTCGAACTACCCCATTACCCTGGACATTACGAAGCAGCAGGCGGACAACATCAAGGACTGGTTCTACGTCGATTTCTTTTTGATGCTGCAGCACCAGAACATTTCCCAGATGACGGCGACGGCGGTGCAGGCGCTGCAGGGGGAGAAGGCCGCGGTGATGACCAACATGATCGTCAACCTGAAGCGGGCGCTGGGGGTGGTTGTCCAGCGGACGTACGACATCATGGCGGCGCAGGGGCGGCTGCCGCAGCTGCCGCTGGCGCTGCTTGCACCGGAGGGAGGGAAAGGCAACCGGATGAAGTTCACGTTTTCGAGCGTGCTGAGCCAGATACAGCAGGCGGCGCTGCGCTACCAGGGCGCGGCGAAGTTCCTGCCGGCGGCGCATTCGGTTGCGACGCTGGGGCAGGCGTACCCGCCGGCGCTCGAGGCGCTGGACCGCTTCGACTTCGACGTGATTCTGCAGAACGAGGCGCGGGCGGCGCACATGCCGGAAACGGCGATACGCGAGGACGACGACGTGGAGGCGATAAAGGAAAGGCGGCAGCGGGCGGCGATGGCGCAGCAGCTTGCCGACCGGCAGCAGCAGCAGGCGCAGGCGGCGGCTCAGAACTACAGCAAGCTCAACGAGCGGCCCGAGCCGGGCAGCCCGGCGGAGGCGCTGTTTGCGCAGCAGGGGGCATGGTGATGAACAACAGCCTTGTTTTTGACGCTTTGCAGGAACTGCACTGCCAGCTGAACGGCCTGTACGAGGAGGCGGACGGGCTGCTTTTGCGGCTCAATGCCATTGCCGACAAGGTCGAACTCCTTATGCGGTCGTGCGCTCCGGAAAAGGCGGAGCCGAAGCAGGCCGAGCTGGAAATATTTTAAGGGGGCGGCATGAAACTCCGTTTATTCGCCAACAGCAGGAAGGACGCCGCGGGCACGCCGGGACAGATTAACGACATCAAGCCGGCGCTGCAGCGGATTTTCACTTCCAATGACGGGCAGCAGCTGCTCCGGTACCTGCTGTACGACTGGGGGTACTTCTCTATCTGCACGACGGCGGAACAGCAGGCCATGCGGAACTATGCGGCGAAGTTCCTGAACGAGCTGGGGAACGTATTCGATATCGCGGTATCGGCGGAAATAAATACCGCCGGGAAAAATAATTTTGCGGACAGGCAAAAAAGCGGTTGACAAATCAAATTTGGAGGTTTTAGTATGAGCGCACAGACAGCAGCGGGCGGGGGCAGCCCCGCCGCCGCCGGCGGGCCATCCGCAGGCGGGCGACAGATCTTTGAGGGCGGACCAGAGGCAGGCGCGGGAGGGGTAACCGGCAGCGATACAAACGCTGCGGCTGGCAAACCTGACCCGGCAGCCGGACAGCCGAAGGGAACGCCGGGATCTCCACCAGGGGTATCCAGCCCCCAAAACGTCGGACTTGCACAAGTCTTTGAGGGCGGACCAGAGGCAGGCGCGGGAGGGGTAACCGGCAGCGATGCGAACGCTGCGGCTGGCAAACCTGACCCGGCAGCCGGACAGCCGAAGGGAACGCCGGGACCGGCACAATCCAACGACAATCTATCTCTTCCCGTATGGGTGCAGCAGGTCGACAAGAAGCTGACCGCCGATCCGGATTCGGCGGCGCGGCTTGCCGCGTTCGACAGCCTGAGCGACATGGTCAAGTCATACCTCGACCTGTCTGCGCAGGCTGCCGGGCAGCAGCCCGCCATCCCCGGGGAGGGCGCCGCCCCCGAAGAAGTCCAGGCATTCTACGAGCGCCTGGGCAAGCCGAAGGAAGCGGCGGGCTATCCGTTCGCCAAGGACTCCCCTGACTTCGCTCAGGCGGCGTTCGCGGCGAACCTGAGCGCGGGGCAGGCGGACTCCTTGTTCAAGGCAAGCCTGGCCCAGCTGGACGTCGCGCGCAAAGGGATCCAGACGGCCCTGGCACAGGACTTCCAGGCGACCGACGCACTGCTCCAGAAAGAATACGGGGAGCGGTACGGCGAAGCCGTGGCCCTGATGCAGCGGGGGCTGGGGAACGACCCCGCGACCGGCGCACTGTCGCCGGTCGCGAAAGCCCTGGTCAGCGCGGGACTCGCAGGCAAGCCCGAAATCGTCCGGGCGTTCATCGAGCTGGGGAGGGCCGTATCCGAAAGCAGGGCCCCGGCAGGCTCAAGCGCGGGAGCGCATGAGCCCAAATCGATACGCGACGGACGCGGGTTCAAATATTCGTAAGGAGCGAACACTATGGCGATTAAAAATATCGTCGATCAAATGACGGCGTTAGAGGTTGCCCGGAGGTCGAGCAGCCCGGACGCCTTCACCATCATCGAGACGATGGCGCAGAGCAATACCATGCTCTACGAGCTGCCGGCAATGGAGGCGAACGACGGGGCGGTGCATACCAGCCTCAAGCGGCTCAGCTATCCCGGCGGCGAACACCGCATGTATAACCAGGGCGTCGGCAAAAAGTCCGGCCAGACCGTGCCGCAAAGGGACCATATCACCATGCTGGAAGCTTTCAGCGATGTGGACGTCGCCCTGGCACAGCACTCGGGCAACCCCCATGCGCTGTACAACTCGGAGGCCTCGGCCTTCTTGATCGGCATGGGCCTCGACCAGGCGGGCGAGATGATCTACGGCAACAACGACAACAATCCCGCCGAGATCAACGGGCTGGCGAGGCGGTACCCGAAACTGGGCGACCATTGCGTCAGCTTCGTTGAAAACCCTGCCGGCGGCGAATTCACCAGCGCCTACCTGATAGCCGCGGGATCCAATGCCTGCCACATGATCTATCCGAAGGGATCGAAGTCCGTCGGCGTGTCGCGTGAGGATTTAGGCGTACTGCGCGTGCAAGATCCCAACGATGCTGCCAAAATGCTCATGGTCCACTCGGATCATTTCAAAGCCGAGTACGGGATTGTCGTTGCCCATCCGGACGCGGTAATCCGCATCTGCAATATCCCGCTGAAACTTACCCCGGCGCAGCGGGTAGAACTGCTGGAACTGATCCTGCGCTATCAGAAGCGGCTGACCAAGGGCGTCGTCAACGCGGTGCTGTTCGTCAACGAGGATCTGCTCTACCAGATCGAGCGGGCGGGACGGGAAGCCCAGTACGTTGTCCATCCCGAAACCGATCCCTGGGGCAAGCCCGTGTCCAACATCAACGGGCTGCGGATCCGCCAGCAGGACGCGATCCTGTCCGCGGAAGAAGCGGTGGCGTAAGGAGGCGCGCGCACTATGGCAAATTTGATTTATGACGCGGCATTGACCTTCGGGAGGATGGCCAATATCGCCGCCGGGCAGTTCCCGGACGTGCTGAACCTGGGCAGGCCCGCGGGGTCGGAAGACCATTACCCTGGCAGGGAATCGACCAGCGCCGACCGCATGACGGTCGACCTGCTGTTCGACTCTCCGGCGGGCGGCACGGGAGTTGCCGTGACCGTGCAGGGCAGCGCGGACGGCGCCGCCGGATGGACGGACGTGGGGAAAAACGACTTCACGCTTGAGGAAATGCAGCTGGGGCCCTGCTGCACGGCGATAAGCCCGAACCAGTTCCAGTACCTGCGGGCGACGGTCGCGCCGGACGGCGCGTTTACCGGGTCGGTCCAGGCGTTCCTGAACACCTACGCGGGCAAGTAGGGGGGCGGCTATGAATATACCCAACCCGTTTGCAAAAAAAGAGAAAGACGCCGTACCGCCGGACGCGGCGCAGGAACCGGAACTGGCGGCCGCCGCGAAGAAGACTACCCCCGACGAGGGCAAGACGTTCGACAAGGACGCCGCCTTCGTCTGCGTCCAGGACTGCTGGCAGGGCAACAGGCGCTACCGCAGGGGCGACGAGGTGGCGGGCAGGAAATGCCCGCCCTGGTTCATCGTCAAGCCCGCTGCAGAGGAGAAAAAGAAGCAATGAACATGGACCTCGCGCTGGTCAACCGCGCGCTGGGCAACCTGGGCAAGGAAACACTCAGCGATATAGACCGGGAATCCAAAACCGAGTCTTTCTTAACCGCGAAAGCGTATTACCTGCAGACCATGCTGGAGACGCTGGAGCGGGTGGAGTGGACGTCGGCCCTGCGCCGCAGGGAGCTTGCGCCCTGGCGCATGCCCATCAAGGGCAGCCCGGACTTTGCCCGAGCTTACGAAGTGCCGTACGACTGCGCGAGGCCCGTCGAACTGGACGGGCGGGAGCCGTTCAAGGTGGAGGGGCCGATCCTCTACGCCGACGCGGATCCCGCCCGACTCTTGTACGTCAGCAACGGGCGGGTGTTCTACTGCCCGGGCGGGACGGTTTCCGGCGGGAACGCCTTTACGCGGCGGGACCCCGATTTCTACCTGTCCGGCGGGGACGCGGACAGCCACAGGCGCAGGGAGCGCGGCGATCCCGTCCTGGGCGGCGGCAGCGCCTCCAGAGAGCCTTTTGTGGAATCAGCGGACGACTTCCCGGACTACCGCGAGCTGCGGCTGGAGCCGAATTTCTACTGGTACTGGGAATGCCTGCTGACGGCGAAGTACGCGTCCAGGCTGAAGGACGAGCCGGGACGGGCAGACATTTGGCTGGCCAAGGCCATTGCCGTCGGCAGGGACGCGCAGGCTGCCAGCAGGCAGAAGGCGGCAGGCCGCAGGGTCGCCGCGCCGACCTGGCAGGAAGAGCTGGGTTTGGCTTAGGAGGGGCAGGATGTCAGGAAGCTATGCCGAGCGTTTCCATTATCGCCGCTTCCAAAAGCCGCGAATAGTTCAGGCCCTCCGCTTCGGCGGCGGATTTGAGCCAGTGGGGGATCGTTACGGTAGTCTTTTCGCGGCGGCTGTTCAGTTCGTTGCGCACAAGGTCGGGATAGACCGTTACCGGCACGACCATGTCGCCGGAGCCGACGGCCGGAATATTGTCCGTGCGCTCGGGCAGAGGGTCGCCGTCTTTTTCCATGCCGTAAATGTGCAGCGACAGCGCTTCTTTGGCCATCTCAAGGGCATGGTCGAAATCGGTCCCGCCGGAAGCGCAGCCGGGCACGTCCGGAAAGTACACGCTGATGCCGGGATTGTCGTCGGTCTCGAATACCGCAAGGTACGTCAGTTTTTTCATCACCGCCCCCTATCTAGTTTGATTTTGGCCTGGGTAAGAATGCTGCCCAGCGTGCCCTTCTTGATGTCTTCATTATGCCGGGGAACCGTCACCCTGCCCTTCTTGACCGGGTGCTTGAGCTGGATGTGCGAACCGTCCTGCTCGGCGATGTACCAGCCGTCTTTCCGCAGCAGCTTCAGCACTTCCCTCGGCTTCATAACCATAATACGAAATATACGTGTGTTTTATACGTATGTCAAGGGGCGCTATCCGGCCTGCCGTTGGCAGGCGCGCGCCGCATAGATACAGGAGGAACGAATTATGAATAGCGAAACCAGGCTTTTCTATGACCCCATAGACGGCTGCGACTACTTCTATGACGGGAAAAGGAAGCGGTACCGCAGAATTACCGACGTCGAATCGTTTTTAGCCCTGCCGTCGAGCGTGCGTCGCCAGATTGCCGCGCTGAAGCAGGACGCGCAGCAGTGCCTCGCGCTGCCCACAGAGGATTGAAAGGAGGAAGGAATATGCGCGATTTGGCAAGCAACGGCATCGGCGGGTACGAGAATATCTGCGTCAGGCGCGGGAATACTGTCTATTGCTGGAATTTGGAAACTTCCGCTCTGGAAAAAATTACCCAGGAAACCTGCACAATTAGCGAATGTCCCAGCGACGTCGCTTCCGACCTGATGATCTTGATGAACAGCCTCTGCAAAGAACCGAAGGCAGGGAAATGAGGAGGAGTGAGCATGCCGCCTAAAATGGCTTCGGATAAGATAATCCAATTCAAATCATCAGACGGCTGCGTCTATATGTACGACCCCGATACCGACTTATGGCGCAAGTTCTGCGACATTGAGAACCCCGCAGACGAACTCCCCGCTGATGTAAAGCATTACATCAGGGGCATTTCCCTCTCTATCAAGAGGTCGCAAAAGTGATGGCCTTGCAGCGGGGGCGCTACTCTGCCCCGCCGCCGGGGGCTGGGGGGGCTGCCCGCTTGGCTGCTGGCAGCGTTTCAGTGTACACAATCGCTATTCCCCTCATTGTAATAGTTTGTATGCTAAGTAGGCCAATAATAC